TAACCTAAGGTTTGCAGAGGGCGCCGTACAGCAATTAACTTTCCGCGTACCTAACGGGGCCGCCTATATGGCTATGGATCGCCATAAAGACCGCCAGAACATACATAAGCTTTACGAGTTTATGGGCGCCATGACAAAGCAGGCACCTAAGTTGTTCGCAAGCATGGACGCCCGCGACGTTAAATTCTGTCAGGGGGTCGCGTTGCTTTTTTTGGGTTCGTAGAGGCGCCTCTAGTCCGGAAGGGCGAGGACGTCCCCACCCGAGGGGTGGGGGTCTATATGGAAATGCTCCTGCAGATATGCCGGGACTATCCAGGACTCCCAGACCCCAGAACTTTAGAGGCCCCCGAGATTCGTTTCTTTTATGACGGGTTGCGTAATGAGCTTAAAGATCATACTAAACCTAAGGGTAAATAATGGCCGGTAAATTCAGCATAGAGGCAGTCTTTAAGGCTATCGATCGTGTGTCGGCCCCGGTCTCGCGTATGCAGAACCGCGTAGGGAAGTTTACACGTAGCGCCCAGCGTCACTTTAGATCGCTTAACAGCTCCCTTGATAGCTTTATAAGTAACTTAAAATCGGCGGGCGTCAGAGTTCTAGGGGTCGCTACGGCGGCTTTTACGGGCCTAACTGCGGCTACTCTCGGCTTTATTAAGCAGGCCTCTTTAATAGAGGACGCTACAGCCGCCTTTACGCCGCTATTAGGGGGCGCTGAAAAAGCCGAACAGCTCCCGGTAATGCAGGGCGATATCAATAACACTATCAAAACTTTGCGCATGCTGGGCGATACGGCAGGCGGCAACGCCCAGAAATTAGACTCTATTACCCGAGGCTTTACTAAAGCCATGCTTAAGGGTAAAGTGGACATGGAGTCCCTGAACATGATAGCAGAGGCGGGGGTCCCTATATTTACGGAGCTGGCGGCGTCCATGGGTACGGAAGTAGGCGCGGACTTCTTTAAGATGATAAGCGCGGGCGAAGTCGCTACCGATGACTTAATAGGCGCTTTCGACCGTATGACGCGTAAGGGCGGCGTATTTTTTGGGGGTATGGAGATAGCCAGCCGCACCCAGTCAGGCCTATGGTCCACTCTTAAGGACAACGTGGCTCTAACCGCCGCGGCTATAGGCCAGCAGATCCTACCCATATCGAAGCAATACACGCGGCAGGCTATAGAGCTGGCGGGTAATATTCGCGAGTGGGTTAATGCTAATAAAGAATTGATAGGCCAGCGGATACAGGATACGCTAAGTTTTATAACGTCTAATCTCGGTAACTTCCTGAGGATCGCGCGCGGGGTACTGAGCGTTATAGCCGCCATAGTGGCTGTAAGCGTAACGCTTAAAACCGTCATGTTGGCGTCAGCCGTGGCTACTAAGGCCTGGGCTATCGCTATGGGTGTCCTTAAGGGCGTAATGTTTGCGCTTAATTTAGCCATGAGTATAGGCCCCGTCGGTACTATACTTTTGTTAATAAGTCTTGCGGCGTTATTGATAACGCACTGGGACGAAGTGGTAGCAGCCATAACCGCAGGCATAAACTTTATAGCAAAACCTTTCGAGGATATAATAGGGGGTATTACTGCGGTATTTAAATCCGCTAAGGCCATATTTGGCGGCGGTGAGTCTGAAATAGTGACGCCTCAGGAGCGCGTCGCTAAAACGACTGACGAGCGCAGAGAGACGAGCACCGCTGAACTTACGATCCGGGACGAGACGGGTAAGGCGGAGCTTACAAAAAGTAATAACGTTAAGGGTATTGGTCTTACTCTTGCAGAGTCGGGGGCGTTCTAATGGCCTGGCAAGACCGGTTAACTGCGGCGGCGTATACGTCCCCGTCCGGCCTCCGGTTTGTTTTCAGCTATGAGAACGTTAGCAAATCAGTAAGCAAAAAGACCAGCGCCTATAACTTCCCGGACGCGGAAGGTACTTACATACAGGACTTAGGGCACACCGGGCGTAAGTACCCCCTCCGCGCTATATTCTGGGGCGACGACTACGACGAACAGGCGGAAGCTTTCGAGGCGGCGCTTTTAGAGCGGGGCGCCGGTAAATTAGAGCACCCCCTGTATGGTATAAAAGACGTCGTACCTTTCGGCGATATAGAGCGCAGCGACGACCTTAAGACCGCCGCGAATCAAGCTATTATACAAGTCCAGTTTTGGGAGACCATAGGCGTAGTATATCCCACGGGCCAAACGGACCCGGCGGACTCAGTAGTGCAGGCGGTGGAAGATTATAACGCTACAGCCTCCGAGCAGTTCGCGGAAACGGTAGAACTGGGGCTCGCGTCTGAAAGGGCGAATTTTAAAGGCCGCTATAACCTACTACTCGACACGGCACAGGCGACCCTTAAGGATATAGCGAATACGCAGGACGACGTAAGGCAGGCCTTTAACGCTGTCTACGATTCCATAAACTCCGGTATAGATACGCTCGTCTCAGACCCGTTGACACTGGCTTTTCAGACTACCATATTGTTACAGACGCCCGCGCTGGTCGCCTCAGGTATACAGGCGCGGCTCGACGCTTACGGTAATTTAATAGACCAGCTTACGGCCACCGTATGGACCCCGGGGCTTAATTCGGAGAATACTAACTCCTTTCTAACGGAAGAGCTTTACGCGTCCACCGCCGTCGTCTCCGTTGTGCTATCAGCCGTTAATAATCAATTTGAAACTAAAACGGACGCCTTGACCGTCGCCGATATGCTCTTGACTTTCTCCGACCAGGTTATAGCATGGCGCGACTTGAACTACGACTCGCTATCAGCGATAGACACGGGCGGCGCGTACCAGAAGTACCTGGAGGCTGTCAGCCTTGCCGCCGGGTTCCTGGTAGAGATATCCTTTAGCCTTAAGCAAGAGCGGCGCTTGACACTCGACCGGCCACGGTCTATTATTGACCTGGTAGCGGAGTTGTACGGCGAGGTAGACGAACAGCTCGACTTTTTTATACAATCTAACGAGCTAACAGGGTCGGAGATTTTAGAGCTACCGAAAGGACGTAAAATTGTCTATTTCGTATGATGTAATAAGCGGCGATACTTTCGAGCTGGTAGCCCGTAAAAAGTACGGCTCTGAACAGTATAGCGACATTATAACCGCCGCTAACCCAGGCGTAAAGGAGCCCCTTACCGCCGGTACGACCTTAATAATACCCGCGCTACCAGGCGCGCCTCTGGTAAGCCTGCAGAACAAAGCTACCGACACTCTGGACGAGGTAGCGCTAAGTATCGATGGCGAACGCTTTAGATTCTGGACAGGCATAACTATATCGCGGTCTATGGACTCTCTGGACTCTATAGAATTTAACGCGCCTTTCGAGCCCGAAAATACCACATTTCGCGAGAAGTTCCGACCGTTAAGCTATAAAGATGTGACTTTTACCGTAGGTGGCGAGCCGTTATTTACGGGTACTATGCTTACGCCGGTGCCGGACTCTACGGCAGAAGATAGGACCGTATCAGTAACGGCCTACTCGTTACCGGGAGTACTTAATGACTGCACGCCTCCCGTATCTGCTTTCCCTCTGGAGTTCAACGGCCAGGGGTTACGGGAGATAGCGGCCACACTCGCTAAGCCCTTTGGTATATCTGTAGAATTTACGGCAGACCAGGGGGCCACATTCAAGCGCGTAGCGACTGAGCCTGAAAAAAAGATCTTCGATTTTCTATCAGAACTTGCAGGCCAGCGTAATTTAATTATATCCAGCACGCCTCGAGGGGCCTTACTCTTCCAAAGGTCTACGGCTGCAGGCCAGCCGGTAGCTAGATTACGGGAGGGCGACGCGCCGTTACTATCGGTTAGGCCTAACTTTAAGCCCCAGGGGTATTACAGTCATATAACAGGCCTACGGGGCGCACGAGTAGGCAAGGCGGGGTCGAGCTATACCGTCGCTAATCCGCGCTTAAAGGGGGCTATAAGACCCTTTATATATAAGGTCGAGGATACGGACGGGGCCGACCTAAAAAGCGCGGTAGAGGCCAAAGCGGGCCGCATGTTTGCCAGCGCCGTAAGCTATACGGCGAGCGCCTTATCCTGGCGTAGCCCTTCGGGCCAGCTATGGGCGCCTAACACTACCGTTAAACTTACGGCGCCGGGGGCTATGATATATAACGAGTATGAATTTTTAATACGTTCGGTAAGCCTCACGCGCGCGGCAGATAACGAACTGGCCGAGCTTACGCTGGTTTTACCGGGATCTTTTGAAGGTAAAGCACCGGAGGCCATGCCGTGGGACTGATAGCGCGCGTAAGATCCTTTACACGGCAGCTTGTAGAGGGCGCCAGGTACTCCGACGTTAAGCTCGATCCGGACGGGGGCTCTAATATTACGGGAGAGCACTTCGCGGACCCTGGGGATGACTCGCAGCCTCTACCGGGAGATACCGCAGCGCTCGTCAGCATGCAGCGTAGCGGTGGTTACGTCCCGGTAGGGTACGCCGATACCGTCAACGCTCCGGCGGCCGGTCCTGGAGAAAAGCGTATCTATGGACGCGACCCGGCTACGGGCTTAACTGTAAATCAGGTATGGCTAAAAGCAGACGGCTCTGTTATAATATCAAATACACTCGGCGCGATAGAGCTTAAAGCCGACGGAAGCGTGGACATTAACGGCGCTTTAATAACAGTAACGGGTGAGGTTATTAGCTCGACAGGGACTATCTTAAGCCTGCATATTCACAGCGGGGTAACTAGCGGCGGAGGTACTTCAGGGCCACCAGTATGAGTCAACAGGGCGACGTAAAATTATACCAGACGGACGACGACGGCGATATAACCGTCGTTAATGGCGTCGTTGAAATGAGCGGAGGTCTGGAGACCGCCGCGTACCTTTCGTTATTCGGAGGTAACGAGGACGACGACGGGCGCGCCGATAATCCTAAAGGGTGGTGGGGCAACCTTATAGAAGACGAACCAGCGCGCAAATATACGAGCGAAACGCAAAACCTGTTAACGTCCCTACCGGCCACGTCCGGCAATCTCGTAAGGCTGGAGCAGGCCGTTAAGCGCGACCTAGCGTGGATGATATCGGAGAGCGTGGCGTCAGATATAACCGTATCGGTAAGTATACCGGCTTTAAACAAGGTAGATATTGTCGTAAGCATAGAAGCGCTGGGCGAGGAGTCTACTTTTAAATTTACTGAAAACTGGAGGGCCGCCGTATGAGCTTGCAGACCCCTACAACTAGCGATATAAATGATAGCATTATATCGCAGCTACAAACTACCTTAAGCCAGACTATACCGCTACTGCCTAAGTCTTTTTTACGGGTACTGGCTAAAGTCCTGGCTGGCGTGTTTATGATGCTTTATAAATACTGCGGCTATATATTCCTGCAGATATTTGTAGCGACCGCCCAGAATAAAGACACGGTGGTAAACGGTATTATTGTAAATCCTCTGGTATTCTGGGGGCGGCTCGTAGGCGTGGGCGATCCGATAGCGGCCACACAAGCCGAGCTTATAATAACTATAACCGTGGAAAATCAAGTCGGCTCTTTACCTTCGGGGTCTCAGTTGGTTAATGCTGATAACGGCGTAACGTATATAACTATAGGTTCCGTACCTCTGGACGCGGCTACCAAGCAAGCGACCATACGGGCGGTATCTGACCAGACCGGAGGCGGCGGGGCAGGTGCCATAGGTAACCTGGAGCCCGGCGACGTTGTGTCCTTTGCGAACCCGTTACCCAACGTGGCCCGCGACGCTACAGTCGATAGCCAGTCCGTAACGGGTGCCGACGCGGAGGGTACAGAGACTTACAGGCAGAGAGTTATTGACCGTTTCCAGAAGAGGCCACAGGGTGGTGCGTACGCTGATTACGAGATATGGGGCGAAGAGGTCGCCGGTATTGCCAATATATACCCCTATACGGGCGACCCTGGCGAGGTAGACGTATACGTGGAGTCTGCAACCGAAGTGGACGGCATACCCACGGGCGCGCAGCTTACCGCCGTAGCCGACGCTATAGAGCTTGATGACGCGGGCCTGGCGAGCAGACGGCCCGCTAATGCTTTCGTAAATGTGCTACCCATAACCCGTACAGGGTTCGACACGGTTATAGACGGGCTGGTAGTGGATAACCAGGCGCAAGTAGAGGCCGATATCGAGGCGGCGCTTATCGAATACTACCTCGCGGCGGAACCTTACATATATGGGCTGTCAGTTCCGCCCCGTAAGGACCGTATAACACGTAGCGCCCTTACGGGACTCGTGGAGGATATAGTCACGGCGGCGGACGGGATCTTTACAAGCGTAACTTTCGACGTTACCACGGTGGGCGGTAGCTTAGAGCTCTACGTACTGCAGGAGGGCGAAAAGGCGAAGTCTGTAACGGTGAGCTTTATATGATTTTTAATCATCTATTACCCGGGGCGAGAGCGTGGCGAATAACGGTAGATAAGCCGTTACGCCAGTTTTTCGAGGGTCTTACGGTTATAGATGCGGACGTTAAGGAGTTCGCGGACCTTATCTTTTATGATATAGACCCGCAGACTACGCGGGAGCTGGAGCAGTGGGAGGCTCAGTTCGCTTTACCTAACGTACTCACGGTCGAGCAGGACCGCCGGGACCGGCTGGCCGCAACGTGGCAGGCCTTAGGCGGACAAAGCCCACGGTATATACAGGATACGCTGCGCAACGCCGGGTTTGACGTTTACGTCCATGAGTGGTGGGAGGTTCCGGTAGTAGGCAGTCCCGTAGCGCGTAACCCTCTGCTTTACTTGAACGACGGATCGCTGGGGGCGCTGTACCTTGTAACGTGCGGCTCCCAAGTGGCGAACTGTGGCAACGGGGAGGCGGTTTGCGGGGCGTCACTACAGACGAACGCATACCCGCTGGTAAATAAAATACTTATAGCGCTGCAGGGGGTCGTCTGCGGTTCACAGCTCGCAAACTGTGGCAACGCCGAAGCGGTTTGCGGTGCCAGACAGCCGCAGTATTCACAGAAGCAGTACACCATACCCCTCGACTCCGCAAAGTGGCCTTATTTTCTTTATATAGGCGGCCAGGCTTTCCCGGATCATGCGTCCGTTCCGACGGAGCGGCGTAACGAGCTGGAAACTTTATGCTTAAAAATATGCCCGACGCAACAATGGTTAGGCATGCTAATAGATTACATTTAACAGGAGGTTAAAACTATGGTTAATTTAGAGTCAGAATATCCGGGAGCCGTAGAACCGGCAGACGCGAACTATCCCTCGGGGGGTTTTAAGAACGAAACGTCACCGGGACTGTTCGACGGTACGCCCTACGAGAAAGCCTGGGCAAACGATGTTAACGCATTTATGCAGTCACTTATCAAAGCGGCAGGTATTACACTTAGCGGTTCATCCGATACGGTCCTGGTATCTCAGTTAATGCAGGGGCTGTTATATCAGAACCTTACAGCCGATTTGTTCGCCGAGTCGGGAGTCGCAGACGTATATGTGTTATCGCCGCTTACAAATAATTACGCGCCGCATGCCTACAAAGACGGGGCTAAATACAGATTCACCCCCGGTAATACAAATACTGGCGCGTCTACGGCAAATATAGCAAGCCTGGGCGCAAAGAATATATTTCTTAACGGCGCGGCCTTGATAGCGGGGGTCCTGCTTGCCGGTATTGAATATGAGATAGTTTACGACCTGGCAAACGATAGGTTTAATCTACTGCCCTCCGGAGACATAAGGACCGACGGGACAACGTACTTTAAGCATAAATTTGTGGATATAGGCGATTGGAACATGGATACGACCGCCAGCGTTAACGTGGCGCATGGATTGGTAGCCGCTAATATACGTAGCGTTGATGTGCATATCCGGGACGACACGCCTACGAACTACTACCCCCTCGATTATGGGCCGAGCACGAGCGTTGATTCGGGCTGGTACAATTACAACGCCACCAACGTGGTGCTTACCAGAGAGGCCGCGGGGCTTTTTGATAGTGTTGATTTTGACGCCACCTCGTATAACAGGGGTTACATAGTTATAGAATATAAGATAGCTTAAGGGGGGGGGGGCTTATGACAGACGACACTCGTATAACCTGGCTACTTGATAACGGCCACGGCGGTATTATAGACGGGGTGTACCAGACGGAGGGCAAGCGCAGCCCTGTATGGCCCGACGGCTCCCGGCTATTCGAGGGGGAGTTTAACAGGGCCATAGTGGCGCGGCTTATGGCGCATATGTCAAAGGCGGGGTACAATTATGTAAATTTAGTACCCGAGCATACCGACGTTTCGCTGGGCTCTCGCGTACAGCGGGCTAACAGTCTGCACGGGGCTAAAACCTGTATATACTTGTCCATCCACTCTAATATGGGTGGCGGTAGCGGTTTTGAGATATACACGTCTAAAGGGGACACGCTCTCGGACAGGATCGCGCCGGTATTTTTTGAGGCTTTCAAACAGGAGTTCCCTAACGCGCCTATGCGGTCGGATATGACTGACGGGGACGTAGACAAAGAGGCGGACTTTTACGTCTTGAAAAATACCTACATGCCTGCTATACTTACAGAATCATTCTTTTATGATAACCACGACGAGTGTATGCTGCTAATGAGCGACGCAGGCCGCGACCGTATCGCAAAGGCGCACTTTATGGCTATCAAGCATATAGAGGAAAAAGGAATAGGGGGTTAATTATGGACTTGACGGGCATAGGGAGCGTTGCCGATTTTGCTAAGGACCTGGTAGAGCGGTTTTTCCCTAAAAAAATGGACGAAAAGGAAAAGCTGGCCGCAATCGCCAGTATGACCGATGCCATAGGCGAGCGCGAGGTTAGGGTCGTTGAAAGTAAAAAAGCGGTACTCGTGGCCGAGCTGAACCAGGGGGACAATTTCACAAAGCGGGCCAGGCCCTCAATAGTGTACTTCGGTTTGGCTGTTATCGGTCTTAACCATGTGGTTTTACCATGGGCCGCCTGGTTTCTCGTAAAGGTCTTTAGTGTTAACGCGGAACTCCCCGAAATAGAATTGCCTACGGAGTTCTGGTATACCTGGGGCGGCGTTTGTTCCGTCTGGGTCTGGGGGCGCTCTCAGGAGAAGATAGGCGCGAAAGATAAAATAATATCACTTATCACAGGAGGTAAATAATGGCAACTAAACCGACAGCGACCGGCGGTAAAGGTAAGCAACGCCCAAAGCCAAAGCCTAAGGGAAAATGACAATATCAATATTAATATTGATTATAGCCGCGCTGGCGATATTACAGCCAACGCCCACGCGGCAAAAGGCCGCGCTAGTCTGCGCTGCGGCGTATCTTATACACGACGCCTTATTCAGCGAATTAACAGGGCTGGAGTATTACGCGTCGGCAGCAGCTTTTGACGCGGGGGTAGTAGCTATAACTGCTAATATGACATACACGTGTAGACTTATAAAGGATATACACCGCGTGTGTCTAATATCGATAGCGCTTAACGTGGCGGGCTGGGTTATATACATGCTGTATGTGCCGCCAGCTTTGTATAATTTTTCTTTTACTTTATTGTACTTATGGACTATCATAATACTTTTAAGGAAAGATAGGCAATATGCTGGAGACTATACGCTGGATAACTGGGCTAACTGTTTTCGCCTTAATCATACTGCAGGCGGTGGCAGTAATTATTATTCGTAGACGGAGGGCGTTATATGAATCACGAATTGAAGCAGCAGGCCGTAGAGGTCCTACAGAACCCTAAAACGGGGGTTTTCGTAGGGACCAGCACGACTGCGGTAGGTGTCGGCTCGTATCTAACCGCCGCGAGCACTATATTAAGCCTGGCGGCGTCTGGACTGGGCGTAGTGCTCGCCGGTGCGTCCCTTTACTACATGGTAAGTAAAAGCCGCCTTGAACTTAAGATCCTTAAGCAAAAGGCCGAGGCCATAGATAAAGAGCATGCCGTTAAAGGTATTAGGCACCGCCGAGCGAGTGACTGACAAAGTAAGCCATGTACTTAACCTTTAACGGTCTTGTTATTCTTTGGTTAGCTTGCTATTCAATGAAACCGTCTCTTTCTGCTTTAGGTAACTTACAAAAGCTTTCAATGGGTTTATCTTGGGCTATTTCCATGGCACTCCAATTTGCCCATGCTTTGCAGCCAGCATCCGAATAACTGCAACTTTCATCGATTCTAAGATACTCGCAAGCCAACCCACCATTCAACGCAGATGCCTCATTAGCCTGTTCCTCTGTTTGTTGTTTCTCTTTTTCTCCCATTGGTTCCTCCTTTTGTGCCTCTCAAGGCACTGGTTAATTTTTAGTTCTATTTCTTGAAGAAAACTTTATAGAACATCTCGCTAAAAGTTTCTGATGCTTTTTCGCATCCCTCACACACAGAAATTAAGCCATACAGTAAGCCTATTCCTATTAAACAGAACGGGAATAAAACAATCTTCCCAATTATGTTGAAACTATTCCAACATCCTTTTAATATGTCCATAGTCATCTCCTTTTCTCTCTAACCAGCGCGAAATAGAACCCCGCACTGGAGAGTGACCTCAAACCTTAGCGGTTTTCGGCCCCTCAGTTTAATTCGTTAGTTTGCTATGCAATATTTTATGTACCACGGCTTCGGCAATCGTGGGTGATGCCCAGCATGCATTACTGGCATTTGGTTCAGTAAACACATATGTGGCTCTTTCTTGCTGGTCTGCTTCAATTCCTTTGGGCTTAAAAACTTACAGTCGTCGCAAAATAACAAATCACTGCAAGCGGATTTGCTGCCAAGTCTGTTGAATTTTTGTTTTATCCATAACCATAGTTTTAAAAGTTTCATCTACTCTCCTTTCATTCGCAAACCGTTGAGTTTGCCGTTCTATTTCTTTTGCTTTTCAAACTTGCAGCATGTAAGCGTGTTTACGAAAATTGAAGCTACCAAACATTCTATCCATGTAAGTGTCGGCAACCTATGTTCCAAATAAATTAATAAGTAATTTGAAAATACCCACAATATTGTTGCATTTAATAAACTTGTTAAAACGTCATATACTATGGCTTTCCAATCAAGCATTTTCCTCTCCTTTCTTCCAGCGCGAAATAGAACCACGCGCTCCAATCAGAGCGCTAACGCGCCTGTTGATCTTTAATGTTATTTGCTTATTGTCCTTCCGGCCATGTGAAGGCTTCGGCTCGGCATTGGAAAACTTCCCAAGCGTATTTTATCCTCTTTCGCAAAGAGAGGTATTTTTTCTTAAAATTCTCTGGTCTTGCTGGCACCCACTTACCGTTGATCTCAGTTTGGGGCATTTCAGGGTCTTGTAAGCTCTTCAACTTCCACATAGGTTTTCTCCTTGTCTCTTTAATTTACAGCGCAAATAACAAGGCATTCAACCCCGCTGCGCTGGACGGCTACGCCGCCGGTTAATTTTGCGTTAGTCCTTACGATACCGCCTACCCCTCCAGCCGCCACTGGCTTTTATAGGCCAGTCAGCGCACCATGGAGGTAGCGTCATCATTATGTCTTCAAACTCTTCAATCGACCCCCAGCCCTTAGGCACTTCCGCGACAGGTTCGTCGTGTACGTGCAGTACGACAGGATAGCCCGCCTTTTCCAGATTAACTATACAATACCGCAGTATATCGTTAGCCGTGGCTTGTACGACGTTCTCGCAGAGTTTTCCCCCGTATGTGTCGCGCTCAGTCCACCCCATAGGGCCTTTAGTGCTATCGGAATTATAGCCCCAGAAGTAAATTTTATACGACTGTTTACCCCAGTCTGTAGCCTCCAGCTCTACCCGTGGCTTATGATAAGCGAGAGTACGGCCCGATAATAGCCTGCAGTATAAGACGTTATTTTTAACGCCGTAAGCGATACCGTTATACTGGTAGCACTGGCCGGGCGAAAGGATCGCCGCGACCGCTGCGTCCTGGAGGCCGTACCAGAACTTAACTATATTAGGGGACTCCCGGCGCCAGTCTTTAACGCTCTTTAATATTTCCTCTTCTGTCATAAACTTATCAGCCCCGAATTGTACCGCAGCACCTACGGCCCCCTGGTAACCGTAAGCAAGCTCTGGGATCTTACCGTACTTAGCGCGGTGCGGGTGGTGCGTCCCGTTTTCTTTCTTATACTGTACGAACTCCTCGAAAGGCACGCCGGTTATCTTACTTGCCGACATTTCGTATATAAGCCCGTGGCCCCTGAAGACCTCGACGCGCCATTCTTCACGAGCCAGACAGGCCAGGACTACCGCCTCGATAGCATTATAGTCGGAGCATATAAACTCTTTATCTGGAGGCGTGCAGAACAGCGCACGTATACACCCGGCTACCGCCAGCATAGGGTCGCCCCATAAAGCCTCGACGGTATCAAGGTCTCGGGAGGCTATAGCCTGTAGCGCCGCCTCTGCGGCTTTATATGACCATTCAGCCTTTTCGCTGTGTCTGCTACCGCACTGCGGGCAGAACGTCAAACCCCGCCAGTATATGCCGCCACAATCTTGACACTCGTAGACCTCCGGCCCCGCCTTAGGGGAGTTATGCGGCTGTACACCTTTACCCGACCAGCGACCAGTAGCCCGCGCCCCGTTCATAACAAACAGGCCTCGCAGTCTATCGTCCGAACTTGCCGTCCGCTCCATGGCGGCGGTTTTCTTGACGCTTGCCGATCCCAGGACCTCGCGTATCTGTAGCGCCCGGTATATGTCCGGTGGTAAGTCTGTACGCTTTAGGGCGGCCTCTACGTGGGCGGCGTCAAGGGATGGCATGGAATAACCCCTCGAGTCCAGCCATTTACGTAGCTGTGCCAGTTTATCGACGGTTACGTCGGGTATGCCCGTTATCTGGGCGAGTTCTGCGGTGTATCGCTCTTTAGCTTGCCGGACTATCTCCCTGCAGTCGGACAGGCCCTTTTTATCTATAGGTATGCCGCGCACGTTTATACGCTGATCGATAAGCCATAGCTCCAGCTCCTCCGGCGATAAGTCGGGAATCATAGAAGAGATAGACCGCTCGGCTATAATATCTTGTATATTGTAACGGTCGAAGCGCTCGAAATCCTCCGGAGCGGTTAACCGGGTATATCTCAGGTCGGGGTTATTCTTTGTAGGATTACGCGGGACGGATAGCTTACGTATAAGCGCCTTACCCGCAGAGTCTTTTTGATGGGGTGCGTTAAGCGCCTTTGCGGCCTCCTCCAGCTTACCAGGCAGGCCCCAGGCGTTGCACTTAGACTGTGAGCACCGTAACTGGTCGAGCGGTAGCTCAGGCCATCCCATACGGGCATAGCAAACATAATGCCATATAAAAAACTCAAATAAAGAGTTGTGAGCCTCTACCAGACCGCCAGCTCTTATATAGTCAAAAAGATCGACGGGAAGAGGTCGACCAGGTATCCATTGTCGCGGCCCCTTCCCGTCGTTAATATCATACCCGAGGTTAATAACCTCGGTAGAGGGGTGCTCTGCGTAAACAGCGGCCCCTACTATTTCAATGCCCTTTTTACCACTGGGCGCACCTTCCGGAGCTTTCCACTTGCGGGCTACCGGATCGTAAACATAGCCCGCCTCGGAATAAGTCTCGAAGTCTATCTCAGCAAGTACCATGCTATCAACAATATATTAAGGGGTGCGGCTATGATAGACAGATTAACCCACATAGCCGTAAGAAAGGTAACCTTGAAAGGCTTACGGCCGCTACTTATAAAGCGGTAGGTAAGCCACAAAGCCGTAAGGCGGCCACGTACTCCCGCTTTAGCGAGTTTAATATACTTCGCGTTGTGGACTCCGCCAGGTGCTACTTTCTTAAGGTCGCATATAATCAAATCGTTATCGTAGGTAAGTATCAAGTCAGACCTCAGGTCTATATGTTGCTTACCCTCTTTGGAATAAAAACGCACGGTTTACCTCCTTTATTTTGCGCGGCTACCTATTTCGCCGTGCAGTGCTCGTACATACGTGCCGCCCGACCCGACGCGCCAGATCCACCGACCGCGTAGCCAACGCTTAATGCGCTCTTTCTCGTCCTTCAATCTGTTTTTATAGGCCGCCTGCTTTTCGCCGTGGAGCCTCTTGTTTCCCTTTGTCACTGTCTACCTCCTGTAAAGGATGGCGGCCCGGAGGCCGCCGTTAAGGTTAATAAGGTATATCATCTTTGACCAGGTAGCCCTGCGCTATAAGGAGCTCGTCGGTCCATTTACCGGTCTGCATATACTGTGCGTACGTATAGTTACCAGCCTTAGGCGCCATAACGTAACCGAGCGGGGGCTGCGGACCCCTTAGGAAGTCCTGGGCGGGCTGTACGCCACCTGGGACAGCCGGTCCTGCGGGCGGTGCTCCGGGGGTGGCGGGGCCTGCGGGTGGTGCCGCTGGGCCTGCGGGTGGCGCTCCAGGGGTGGCGGGGGGTGACGCTACTCCTCCAGGCACTCCGCCCGGCGTTGCCAGTGGCGTACCGCCTACAGGAGTAGCACTCGCGCCGGGCGGTACATAGGCCGCAGGCGCCGCACCGAATACCTCGTCCCCGGACGGTCCGCTGGTAATTTCCTCACCGTAAGCGATAAACTCGACCATGTTAGGGTTAAGGTAAAGACCGGGGTACATAGCGTCCAGGTTCGGAGCTATAGAGATATAAGCCCGTATGTAATGCCCGCGCTTTACTTGCTCCGGGTCCACTATCTGCGACGTGCCACCCTTAGTATACACGCGAGGCGCAAAGCTTGACTTAAGCTTAATTACGTGGCAGCCCTTAAAGGCCTCCTTATCCGCTTGCTCCGGGCTATCTCCGTTTATGTACTTCCATTTAAAAGTGGGTTTATTCCACTCCCCGTTAGGATAGCTTTGTTGCGCGAGTGTTGCTATTTGTTGCCAGAAAGGCCCCCACTCCGGGCTGGTTTTGGGTATGGCAAGAGCGAAAAAGTACTCGCTACGGGGGTTGCCTTTCTTATCCGTAAGCGGCGCTCCCTTCATATCCGTGTCGTTAGCTTCAAACAGGCTACCCTGTACCAAGCGCCCCACCGGGGTTAGTAAATCGATTCTTTGTCCCATTTTTTAATTACCTCCTCATTAGCGTTTTGGAGCGACTTTGTCAAAGCCCGCGCCTTTTGAATTGTCTAAAATTATCGTCTTAGCCCCCACTCTCTCTAGTCGTTGCTCGTCTATCCATTCAGCGCCTATAACGCCATTTATCACAGGTGCCGCGATTAAAGCCTGATTACAACCTGTCAGGTATCTAACATAGCCAGTGCATATGCCTTGATACCCTGTTATCTTATCCCTATATTCACCGCCTAACTCTACCATTTTTTAATTACCTCCAAATATTTTTGCAGCTTTGTTATCTATCGCGAGTTTAACGCCCCTTTTGTTGCGAGCGCTAAAGGTTTGTATTACTTCCATAGGTACGCCAGCGTCCCGTAACTGCGCGGGCGTTTTAACCTTCGTGGCCTCCACACCGAATAGGGCGCCCAGTTGCCTTATCTCCTCTTCGGGCTTTGTCCACTCCATGTTACCTATGACCGGCTCCAGGCACCAGCCCGGTACTACTTTACCCATTTTAAGCAACGTTGATGCCTGGCTTTCCAGTGCCTCCTTTCTATTCGCCAGTCTATCATAGGCCGCCTTTATTACGTGCAGCTCTTTACCTATCGCCGCGGGGTCTTGATTAAAGGGCGTCGCTGCGTAGGCTACGTCTACACCATTGTAGGCGGCTGCGTTCGATGCTGGGCATATGTAGCACGCCTCGCAGTTACCGCACCATGGGCCGCTACGCGCCTTAGGGTTTGGCCCCAGCGCCTCGTGGGCCGCCATATGCAGGCGGTTAACATAAGGGCGTAAAGCTTCGGCCTTAACGCGCCAGGTTCTTATAGGCCCTTCCGGGTGTGGCGCTTTCGGCTGGACTACTATAAAGCGAACCGTTACGCCCATATCGGATATGCGTAGTTTTTCCAGTATCCCGGCGTAATAATTTATAAACTGCCAGTTTTCGTACGCTTCAATTATTTTCCAGCCGAATTTAGCGTCCCATATGTATAGCTCTTTAGCCTTAGAGTTATACGCCCAGCAGTCAGTAGTCCCCTCGCTTTCCGGATGCACCGCGGGTACTTTAATAAAGTCCTCCACGTTTAGCGCGGTGTGGTGGAAGGTACTTAACACGGCTTGCGTATAAGTACCTATAAAGCGCGCCCCTTCCGGAGTTATTAAGGTGCCTTTCGGGCCTTTCGATCCGATAAAGTCCGCGGGCTGTGCAACGCCCCGAAGTACCAACGCAGAGACGGAGTGCAGGTCGTTACCCTCGTCCGCAGCCTCACCGCTGGGCTCGTCCGGGACATGTTCGCGCAGTGCGACATATCCCGGACAATTAACCCATATGGGGGCCTTGCTCGGCCTTATCCGCGAGCCGCCCATATATCCTGTAAGGCTTTAGCTATAAGGGGTATAAACGGGACGCCGTCGTCGCCTGCTTTAGCTAGTTCCGGTAGGTTAGTCACGCCTAAAGATACAGTGGCGCCGCACTGCTTACACGCGTCTACTATATCAAACGGCGCTAGCTTCGTGCCCGCTGCGGTTATAAATGAAACGAGCGCCCCGTAATTCTGGGGTAAGTCAGCGGTCGGCCCTGCGGGAGTCGGCACGCTCGCCGCTGCCTCAGGTGCGGGCGGTCCAGTAGTCTCAGGTGCGGGCGGCGCTGGCGGTCCGGTGGTCTCGGGTGGCGGCGGTGTTGCGAATACGGCCGGGTCGCTCGGTGGCGCCTCTGGTACGGCGGTGGCCAAAAGTTCCGCCCTTACTTTCGCCAGCACGTCTTTATCAAGATTGCGCTTGACTCTCCAGGTGCCGTCTACATTAAGAGCGCGTGAGCTAGAATGTATGCGTACGTCCCACGGTAGACCCTCGGCGTCCATTTCAGCCTCAGGTATAGTCTCTTTCGGTATACCGCCCGCGTTAGCCACAGCTGCGTCGAGTCGATTCTCTAGAGCCTCGACCGTGTCCTCCGACGGGTCCGCTATAACTTCCTGGCCGATAGCTAGTTGCTTAAGATAGTCCGCAGTCTTAAGCAGCACCCCCCTTTCCATTGGTATAGTAATACTAATTTTGTCTGGTCTTGTCAATAATTATTTTTAATTTTATTTTTGAGGCGCATAACGAATAAACTAAGGAGCGAGCGGATGACAAGAAAATGCGATCATGGCCCAAATAGCCCAGGATGTTTTTATTGCAATGGGAAGAGACGAGCTAACAGCGAGTCGCCTTCAGTGATGGGTTCTAATGCCGGGTTGAAGCTGGCAGGATATGTATTAAGTTGCAAAGCGGAAAATACTACCGACTGGATGCAGGGGCTGGCCGAAGAGCTTAACACTTTTGCCGAAAGCATAGGCTACACTGACAGATTCTATTTTGACGGAATATATATAAGGCGGCATTAGAACAATGGAAATAACCCGGTTTGACAACGTAGTTGGCAAATCCGATGGTTGATTGACCGGGTTAGATTGCGCGATGGGAGAAAGACATGACAGAGCATGAGTTATACGAAGAAGCTATAAAGGGCATGGAAAATAAAGCTAGGCACAAGTTGGCCAATTATCTTGCTCACAGCTACCTTATTACAAAGACAGGTGAAATGACGCTGATAGAGCGCAAGAAAGATAAGATGGCATTAATACTTGATAAAGAAGGAAACTTATGGATTGCGAAAAGAGCAATCTAACGAATAGCTCACCTGACGCGGTGAGAAAGAAAGAGGAGGGACAAGGAAATGGAAAACGAAGGCAAGCGGGATCAAAAGAAGCAAAAAGTGAGCGGTCTGGTGGAGCGTGGGGTTAGCCAACCCCTTGCCTATGTGGGACTGGCTTGCGGAAGACAATACTTGAAAGTTGCCGGGGTGATCGTGGCAATTGAAGGAGATATTTGCAGGGATCCAATGATCCCAGATGAGTACCGGCACCCAAGGCCAGAACACCATTTGAAATGGATGCCGGAAATGCTGGAATATGCCGCCAAAACTATAAATGAGATGGTTGGCTAACCAAAGAATAACAGGACCGTTAAAGGTTAAGTAAATGGCTTACAATACTAAAATACGCGAGGGTTGCAAGAAAGTAAAACAGCGCGCGAGAGACGCCAAAGAGCAAAAGCGACTTGATGGCCCCGCGCCCGAGTATCCGTTGCCCGTGCCAAATCTCCGGCGAATAGTAATTGTTATCGACTTTGACTTCAACCGACGTATAGTAAAATTCTTTAAGATGTATAAAACCAAGCGATCCGATAGTTATAGGATAGTGGACGAGGAGGGTGTTACTGTCAAATCTGGCTGGGCTCGTTTTCTGAATAATTACCTTATGAAATGTTTTGTAAGAGTCCGGAGCCCCTATTCATGCAATTAAGACCTTACCAGACGAAACAAAAAGAAGGTATTTACAACGCGTGGCGCTTTGCGCCTTGTCCGCTGGCCGTCACGCCTACAGGTGGCGGTAAGACCGTATTATTTTCCAGTATACTAGAGGAGCACTCCGGCCCCCGTGTGGCTATAGCCCACCGCCAGGAACTTGTAAGCCAGATAAGCCTGGCCCTCGCACGTTACGGAGTGCGCCACCGGATCATAGGGCCTAAATCGGTCGTAAAGTTTATTAACCAGTTGCACGTAATGAAGTTGGGGGCCTCTTATTACGACGCGGGGTCGCCTTGCGCCGTAGCCGGAGTCGATACGCTCTTAAGCCGTAAGGATGACTTAAAGCCATGGCTGGATAAGGTGGGCCTCTGGGTAATGGACGAGGCGCACCATGTTTTAAGGGCCAATAAGTGGGGTAAGGCCGTCGCTTTAATGCCTAACGCTAAAGGCCTGGGCGTAACTGCTAATACCATACGGGCCGACGGTAAAGGTATAGGCCGTCACGCCGACGGTTATTTCGACACTATAATCGAAGGGCCGGGCATGCGGGACCTTATTAACGACGGTTTCCTTACGCCTTATCGTATATTCGCGCCGCCCTCTGATTTAAACCTTGACGCTGTACCCATAAGCGAAAGGACGGGCGACTATAACCAGACCCAGCTACGTGTAGAGGTCCGCCGGTCTCATATAGTGGGTGACGTGGTCGATCATTACCTCCGGCTCGCCCGTGGTAAGCTGGGTATAACTTTCGCTACCGACGTGGAGACCGCCACCGATATAGCCTTAAAATTTAAAGCGGCTGGGGTGCCGTCGGAAGTGGTAAGCGCAAAGACGCCCGACCCGGTACGTGTGGAAATATTAAGGCGCTTTGAACGGCGTGACGTGTTAAACCTGGTTAACGTCGACCTGTTCGGCGAGGGGTTCGACCTTCCCGCTATAGAGGTCGTTAGCATGGCGCGCCCTACCGAATCCTTTAACCTCTTTTGCCAGCAGTTCGGGCGCGGCCTCAGGCCCTTTTATGCCGGGGGCTACGACCTTACTACCCACGACGGGCGGCTGCAGGCTATCGCTCGATCTATAAAGCCCCAAGCCATAATAATAGACCACGTTAATAACTGCGTACGATTTTCCACTACTCACGGCCTGCCAGACTCTAAAATAGCGTGGAGCCTTGACCGCAGAGAGCGGCGCACGCGCACGGAAAAAGATCCCGACCTTATACCCACGGTCTCCTGTCCCGGCTGTACCGCTCTTATAGAGCGCATACATAAGGTGTGTCCATACTGCGGGCATGTACGTATACCGGCGGCGCGCAGCGCTCCGGAGTTCGTCGACGGGGACCTGTACGAACTGGACGAGGCTACGCTTGCTTTGATGCGCGGCGAGGTCGCTAAAATCGATAAGGACCCCGCGAGAGTGCGGGAGGAGTTAACGCGGAGCGGCCTACCCTACCCGGCGGCCAAAGGCGCGGAGAACAGGCACCGCGAGAGACAGGAGGCCCAGCAGGTACTACGGGAGGCTATAGCGATGTGGGCGGGCTATCAGAGAGCGCAAGGCCGTAAGGACCCGGAAAGCCATAGACGCTTTTATTTTATGTTTGGTAAAGACGTTTTAACCGCGCAGTCACTCGGACGTCCGGAAGCTTTGGAGCTGGCGGCTCGCATAAATAATAGTATGGGGGTGTAACATGACAGGCTATTTTAAGTTATTACCAGTGGGTAGATTTATAATGTACCGCGGGGAGCGCTTAGAGGTTCGCTCCGTATGGTACGGCGGTATCGTTTGTAATAACAATACCATAATAGAGGGCGAGGAGGCGCTAAAATGTATTACGCCGATATAACGTTCTACCGGTGCTTACCTTTAAATGCTAAAATAACTATAAAGACCTGCGACGGTATGGACTCCCGCGCCGAACCGTGCCGAAGTTGTGGCGGCGCGGTAGGGCCGTCCGTGACTTTGAAAATAGCCGCCCAGGCGCCCTATGAAAAGGTATTAATCCCAAATATGTACGGAGGTTTTGATTATGTCAATTAAAGAGGAGGCACTTAAGGCGCTGGACGAGATACGCGGGCGGCACCGTGATTTATTGAAAGAGACGACTCTTATACGTCGCGCTCTCGACCGACTCAAGGACGACGCGCCCGTAGAGCCTAATATAAGCTGTTTTTATGCGCCGGTGCCTAATGTGGCGATACCGCTATCGCAGGCGCAAAGTAACTATTACCCTGGCGGTACGATATGCCCGAGCTGTAACGCTTGCCAGACGGGGGCCAGATGATACTTGACGAGTGGGCGAAACGATGGAATATACCACCCGTAGCGCTTCGGGACTTACGGGCCGCTATGGGTCTCTACGAGGAACCGGTAACCAACGCCACAAAGGGCGAGGCGGTAAACCAGCAGGCTATAAGGCTCGCGGCTCCAGGGCACGCGTGCCGCCTGTGGCGTAACAATAGAGGCGCGGCGGTCGACCCTAAGTCCGGGGCGCATATACGTTATGGGCTGGCCAATGATTCAAAGGAAATGGATAAACATATCAAGTCAAGCGACCTTATAGGAGACGGTGGGCCTCTTCCGCGCTGTGGAGGTTAAACCGGATAACTGGGTGTACCGTGGAACCGAGCGGGAGGTCGCCCAGTTGGCTTACATATCGCTGGTTGTATCAATGGGGGGCTTTGCTTGTTTCGCACGGTCGCCGCGGGAGGTTTGGTCCCTATGATTACCTACGGCTCGGTGTGCAGCGGTATAGAATCCGCCAGTGTAGCGTGGGAGCCTCTGGGCTACAGGCCGCTATGGTTTTCTGAAATAGAGCCTTTCCCGTCTGCGGTACTGGCGCACCACTGGCCGACAGTGCCTAACGTGGGCGATATGCTGGCCCTGCCTTTTCTTATAGAGCGGCAAGTATTCCCGGCGCCCGACGTTCTGGTAGGCGGTACGCCATGCCAGGCTTTTAGCGTGGCCGGTATGCGCGCCGGACTGGATGACGCACGGGGACAATTAACTATAAAATACGTGGAGGTGCTTAATGCAATCGACGAACAACGGGAAGAGGGCGACGAGTGCGTCGCAGTCTGGGAGAACGTGCCGGGCGTCCTCAGTAGTAAAGATAATGCTTTCGGATGTTTTCTCGCAGCACTCGTCGGGGAAGAAGAGCCGATACGACCAGCAGGGGCCAAATGGACGCACGCTGGTAGTGTGTATGGACCCCAAAGAGCTGCAGCGTGGCGGGTACTCGATGCCCAATATTTCGGAGTGGCCCAACGACGCCGCCGTGTGTTTGTTGTCGCAAGTGCTCGAAACGGGTTCGATCCCGCCGAAATACTTTTTGAGTTCGACGGCGTGCGCCGGGATACTCCGCCGAGCAGAGAAGCGGGGGAAGGTGTTGCCGGAGAAGCTGGAGGGTGCGCTCCTTTCGATATGCAAGCCTTTGGGGAGTATGGGCGGGGACTGACTGCATCCACTCTTAAAATGAGGGACTACAAGGACGCTATGGACTTAGTCGTCCACGGTACGCAAGACCCTTGCGTATCTGATAAAGCCTTTGCACTCGGGCGGAACAACGGACAGGAGAACGTGATTTGCGAGACACAGTTCGGTGTGGAAGTAGCAGGCACGCTTACCGCTCGGTACGATAGTTTGCCCTGCTCGGACAGGGGTGCTAATATGGTAGCCTACGGGGTTAATGGTGACGAAACGCCCAAGGTAATGAAAGAGCAGTCCCCCACTTTGCGGGCTGAACAAGGCGGCGAGGGTCGCTGGTGTATGACTCCTGACGCCCAAGTCCGCCGCCTCACGCCCGTAGAGTGCGAAAGGCTGCAAGGTTTCCCTGACGGCCATACTCTTATCCCGTGGCGCGGTAAGCCCGCCTCGGAGTGTCCGGACGGGCCGAGATATAAAGCGATAGGTAATAGTAAGGCCGTGCCGGTGGTACGCTGGTTAGGCTTAAGAATTAAAAATTATCTGGAGGTAGGCCGATGACGCTAATACACTGCGATACGGCGGGGTACGAAGTGACGCCGGAGGACTGTTCGAAACGAATAAAACAAGCGCAAGACTTTAGAGACAGGGGCGAGCCTCATAAGTCGCTGGAAAAATGCGTCGCTTGCTCTCTACGTGAAGCGCCCGCGGTTACTGACAGTACGCCGTTGTGTCTATACTGCAAGCGGCCCCCGGATGCCGTAAAGGATTACTTTGTCCTTAAACACGGTATGCACTCCGAGTGTAAGAAAGCCCACGATAGGGGCCGTACTTTTAAAAAGAAAACGCCGCGGGTGGACGTCGACCGTGTGCCCGGCGAGGTAGACCTGGCGCACCAAAAGCACTACGAGGTACTACAAATACAGCCCATAGACTTTATCAGGGCTAACAATATGGACTTTTTAGAGGGTAATATTATAAAGTACGTTGCACGCTATAAACATAAAAAAGGCGTCGAGGATCTGCGAAAGGCGGCGGTATATCTCGACTGGCTTATAGAAAGGGAGGTACGGAAACAATGACAACAAAGTGTGGAAAGTGCGGTAGCGAGGTTACGCCGAGTTACGAGCGTAAAAAGCCGGAGGACCGTAAACGGGAGATACTAAACGCAGCGGTAGACCTGGCGCGTAAGGTGGGTTACACAGCGTTACGGCGGGCCGACATAGCGCAGGCCGCCGGGTGCTCTGCGGGATTAATCACACCTTCTTACTTTCCTACTATGCTGGACCTGCAGAACGCCGTAATGAGGGAGGCGGTGCGCCTCAGAATACCGGAGATAATAGCGCAGGGGCTCGCTATAAAGGACCCCATAGCACGGCAGGCCCCGGAGTATGTGAAAAGAAACGCTCTGGAACTGTTAGCGTGATGCGGTGCGTACCCGAGGCCTTAAAGCCTTTCACCGCTTACAATCAATTCATAGTATGGCGCGAGATACAGCGGGCCGGTAAGCCTAAACCGGATAAAGTGCCAGTTCACCCTCGTACGGGAGCGCCGCACGATCCGCACGACCCCGCGGCGTGGCTATCAGCTACCGAGGCCCTGGCACTCGCTACGGCTGGCTTTAACGTTGGCTTTGTATTCACCAAGGACGACCCGTTTTTCTTCCTCGATATAGATAACTGCCTGCAGCCCGACGGTAAATGGTCGCCGCTTGCCGTTGACCTTTGCCAGCAGTTCGCCGGGTGCGCTGTGGAGGTCTCACACTCCGGTAAGGGCCTGCATATATTCGGCTCCGGGGAAGTGCCGGCGCATGCCTGTAAAAATATACCGCTCGGGATAGAGCTATACACAGAGGGGCGTTTCGTAGCTCTCACGGGCGCCGGTGCGGTAGGTTCCGCAGCGTTCAGGCCCGCCACGCTGTCCCAGCTTGTTGCTACGTACTTTCCACCCTCTGAGCATACAGCCGGTGCGGAGTGGACCGACGGCCCCTGCGCAGAGTGGAGCGGTCCGACGGATGACGACGAACTTATACGGCGCATGCTACAGTCCAGGAGCTCCGGCGCTGTCTTTGGTAACCGTGCGTCGGTCCAGGACCTCTGGACGGGTAACGTTGAGGCACTGGCCGCAGCCTACCCCGACGAAAGAGGCTTTGACCATTCCAGCGCCGATGCGGCCTTATGCCAGCACCTTGCTTTCTGGACGGGTAAAGACTGCGAGCGTATCGACCGCCTTTTCCGTATGTCAGCTCTCTACAGGGATAAGTGGGAGACGCGGGGCGACTACCGCCACCGTACGATTATACACGCGGTAGGGCACTGCAAAGCCGTATACGGTGCGCAGCAGAGACCGGACGCAGCGGCGCCGCAGGGCACTACCGTAGACGCCAGTACGGATCCGGACGGATATAAGCAGGGGTTCCAGTTCCTACCCGTGTCGGAACAAATAAAGCATTTCGCCGGGTGTGTTTACGTGCAGGACCAGCACCGTATATTTACGCCAGTGGGGACATTGCTTAGGAGTGAGCAATTTAAAGCTACTTACGGGGGCTACCTATTCGCCATGGACACCATTAACGATAAGCAAAGCAAGAACGCATGGGAGGTTTTCACGGAGTCGCAGGCTTACAAGTTCCCTAAAGTTCATACGACTTGCTTTCGACCAGAGAAGCCCTCCGGGGCTATAATTAAAGCTGAAGGTCTCTCCGCCGTCAACACATATGTACCCGCCGAGGTAGAACTGTTAGACGGAGACCCTACGCCGTTTATTAACCATGGGGTTTTACTACTGCCCCAGGGGCGAGACTGGGATATATTACTAGCCTACATGGCCGCCTGTGTGCAATATCCGGGTGTCAAGTTCCAATGGGCGCCTTTGGTTCAAGGCGTCGAAGGTAACGGCAAATCACTACTTTTTACAGCAGTCAGCAGGGCTGTAGGTCTCAGGTATACGCACAAACCGCCAGCCAGTGACATAAGTAACGTCTTTAATGCCTGGATAGCGCAAAAACTTTTTATAATAGTCGAAGAAGTTTATATGTCGGACAGACGCGAAGTTATGGATGCCGTTAAGCCCCTTATAACAGATGACCGAGTACCGATCACGCCTAAAGGAGTCGACCAGACCACCGGAGACAATAGAGCTAACTTTATGCTCGGTACTAATCACAAAGAGGCTTATATCAAAACTGTCAACGATAGGCGCATGGCTATGTTTTTCACCGCGCAACAAACAGCCGCGGATTTGGAAAATTGCGGAATGGGGGGTGATTATTTCCCCAACTTATATAAATGGCTGCGTAATGGCGGTTACGCTGTTGTCGCCAAGTATCTGCGGGAGTATAAGATCCCTGACGAGCTTAATCCTGCCACAAGTCTCATGCGCGCCCCCGAGACTACCAGCACTCGCGAGGCTATATCGGTCTCCATGGGTGGGGTGGAGCAGGAGCTACTGGAGGCTATCGACGAGGAGCGGCCGGGCTTTGCGGGCGGGTGGATCTCTTCCATGGCGTTCGACCGGTTACTGGAGGCCCGCAGGGATGACAAACGGATAACACGAAATAAGCGTAAAGAGCTATTATTAAATCTGGGCTACATACCGCACCCGGCGCTTAAGGACGGCCGCGTCAATACGCCTATATCACAGGAGGGGGGTAAACCTAGGTTATACATAAAGGACGGGATAGAAGCCCGTAACATAACCCAGCCAGCCGACGTAATGCGCCGATATATGGAGGCCCAGCCGGGTTATGTTATGGCCGCTACTGATATCTTTAAGGACAAACGGGCGCTTTAGACCGTCATACCTTCGGGGTACTTGGTGGTTAAAGGCCTGTAGTCGTCGCTTGCTTTTTTGTGGCCTTTAGGGCACTCCATGGTGGGTATAACATTTTGATGAAAATTAGCGTCATCATACCCGCCGCCCTCTTTTTTATGCCCGCAATGCTCGCACTCATAAATGGCGGTAAAGTCCCGCCTGTGTTGCCTTAATATTCTGTGAATTTTCATACTGATACCTCCGTTTTTTTTAAGGTTTAAGATAAGCCCACGCTGGGCGGCGGCCCCTTAAGGCCGCGCCCTTAGACTGAGCATAAAACATATAATAAAAACGATAGCGAATACGCCCGCATATATTATATCGCCCACTACGCCATCTACCGGGTACGTTACGAACGTACCGGCCAGAATCCTATCGTGCAGCAGGGATTTAAGCTCTATCGCGGTATACTCGGCGTATTCAGGGTCGCGGGCCATGGCGCCCAGTTCTTTATCGAAATGGCCGGACTGTATCTCATCCATAATAGCGTCGCTAGTTTTCATGGGACTTAACCTCCGTAATAAGTTCGTATATATCGGTCTTAAGTGCAAACGGTATACCCATACCCAAAGACGGCCCCCGTACGGTCGGATCGCCAGACATTAACACGGCGCGTATACCCTTGCATTTAAGCTTGTGCGCTATGGACAGGCCGGTCTCGCAGTCCCCGAGGTTATGATCCGTCAACACAAGATCCGGGGAGAGCCTTACGGCCTCCTCTACAGCCCCAGTACTTGTGTCCATGGTATGTACTTCATACCCCGACCGCTCCAGGTAGTGCTGGACTGCATTACGTACACTTTCGTCGTCATCTATTAATAGTATTTTCATGCTTGGTTACCCCCCTTATTATTTTACCCTCGTCATGTTTACCGCAGGAGCACGTCTCTATCATAAGGCCCCCGCCTATCTCGTAAAACCTCGCCGCACAGTCCCAGCATACCATAGATATAGTATGATAGCCCCCGGCGTCGTTAGACCCGCAGCACGGGCACTTAGGGCGCACTGTGCGGTCTCCCCATATTAAGCGCCGAGGCTGTGTCCTCAATAGCGCGTTTGTCGTCGGGGTGTACCATTACAGTTACGGCGATAAGTCCGCTACGTGCGTCTGCCACGTTACGCCTAAAGCCTTTAGCCCTATCGGCTGTGCAGGATATACACAGTCCTGACGAGACGTAACGCTGCGCCAGGTGGCCGTGCTTACAAGGCTTACCCGTGTAGTATTTAGTCTGTCCAAGTTGTGCCGCCTCTTTTCTTGTCTGTATTTCCATTACTTAATTACCTCCTGTTATTTTTAAGGTTTATTTGTGAATATCGGAATGCAACCTCGAGAGTTTCCACAATACCTAAAGTGGACTATGACGCCTTTGTCCTTTGGTACATTAAGGCCGGGTCTTACTAGCAGATTCAAAGGCGGCTCTATCTTAACATCTATATGCCCTCGGCGCATTACGTCCGCGTCAACATCATCTACATACCGTACCCACTCGTCTAACTGTAACATAATCCTCATACCATTACCTCCCCACCACATAATCTGGTTTATTAACCGCCGTATTTAAGGCTATCAAAGCCCGCGCCAGATCCACGTTAAGCCTCCGTAACCGCCAGTGGCCGCCAGTACTCCAGGCGACCTATGCGCTCGGCGGCCGTGTGGAAAGCGTAACCCTGCGATACGCAAGTCTTACCGGTATGCTTAACCCACGGGCAGCCGTCGCAGGGGCTCCCACCCGTTCCGTGGGTGGATGCGCAAAGAGGGCAGGGCGCACCGGTTACCTCTCTGTACGTCGGTGGTACAGCCTCCGGCTCGTACTGTCCGTAATACTCTATTAACTTGTCTATGGCCTGCAGTTCTGTCATAAGTTACCCCCTGCTATTTGTTGATTATGCCGAAATCGGCGTTATTCTGATAGTTCTTTATGAGGCCTAGCGTTGCATCGATACCTGCGATCCGCACTCGCCCCCTGGCGTTCTCTACGGCCTTTTTGTAGGTGCGCGATCTACCTATCTTTATACCGGTGGTATACTCCGATACTACCTTTACCTCGGGAAAATGTGGGTCTTCATGCTGAAAGCACTTGATACCCTCGACGTCTACCTCTTTAC